TCTTTCGATTTATCTGGAGTTAATGCAGAATGAAGTGCAAGTTTTGCTCTAGACGATGGAGATAACCCTAGGTCTGTTTGCATTTTCCGCAACTGGTCAAATAATTGTGCTTGTTTAACAAATAATGGATGTGCAGCAACCACTGTTTCAGATGCTTTATTCGCTTCTACAATGATTCCATCATCTAACAATCGTTGGTTACAGATTACATACTGTTCATAAACGTTTGAATATACCGCTAAAGTGTGAACGTCTAAATTAGTAAGTAATTCTATTGATTTTGTTTCATCAACTATATATTTGAACTCTTTTTTTGCAATTTTCCCTAACCAACTTGGAGGTTTTAGCTTATCTTTTGCAACTTTTAAGGCTTTTTCGTTCTCTTTTCTGCGCCTAATTTCTTCATTACTTCGCTTAGGTTTTTTACCATTTAAAACCGTTAAATTTATTGGTTTAGCAAGGCTTCCCATGTTATCACCACCTTTCAATTTTATTGTTGTATGTATGTGATTTTGCCCCCAAAGTGGAAAATAAAATTAAGGGGAGTTTGTGTAAGCTAAGGAGGGGCGCGGTCTAAATATATTTTTTCTTTGTGAAATTTTCACATGGGGTATCCCCTACATGTTGTTACGAACACGCGTTCAATACAAGATATTGTTTTCATTTGTTTTCATAACGTAAAATGTAGACTTAAACGAGTTGGTTTTATGAGGCTATTAGATAGGTTATTGATGCAGGATTCATCAGATAGATGTATACAGATTATTTAATAGAATGAATTAAGTTGATTATGTTTTAATATCGCTTGCTCTTTCCTTCTATTTAATAGAAAAAAATAAGCATAAAAAATACAGCTTGTTTTCAAGCTGCATTAATATGTATGAATTTAATTAATATGTAAATTAAATCTAAAAAAATAAAAACTACTATTTAAAATAGGAAAAGAATATTTTAATTTTTGGAAATATTTTTTGTAGTTTAGTGTTGACATTAAAGTTTTGTAGATATATAATGAAGACAGTTAGAAAAGAGGTGAAAAAAAATGGAAGAAAAACATAAAAGAATAGGACGCCCGCCAACAGGTTTAAAGCGTGATAAATTAGTATCTTTCAGACTTACAGACGATGAATATAATCTAATAAAGAAGAAAGCCGAACAAGAAAATTTGTCGATAAACAAATATGTGTTTAAAAAAGTTTTTCAAAATTTATATTAAAGTGTTGACATTAAACTATAAATATGTTAAGCTTTGAATGTAGTAAAGAAAGGGACAAACAGAAAGGAGAAAAAGAAATGTAGAAATAAGAAATAAAAAAACGGAATTCAAAAACAAGGTAATAAAAAAGCCAACCGCCGAGCCTGAGAAACTTGAAGCGGTTGACAAAGCTAAAACGAAAGGTATACACCCTTCTGTTATATCTTAGCAGATATGTATGAACCTTTCAAATAAGAAAGGATGAATAAAAAATGCAATTCTATGTAAAAGTTAAAAAAGAAGGTAAACAAGTTTTTGAAGGTTGGAACGACAATCAAAGTTATATCGATTTTATTGATAGTATCGACGATTTAACTGAATATGAAGGCTATATCGATGACTATGACGGAAAATCAAATTGCGGGACGTACTTAGTAGATAAAAATAAAATGTTTGATTTATACGATTTAAATAATCTTCTTGATAGATTAGAAAAATTAGACACGGCAGAAGATTTTTATAATGATTTAAATAATACGGATGAAATCTTTTATGATTATTATTACGATTTCGATGAAGATACAATAAATGAAATCTTCAAAACACCTTACGAAGCATTGCGTGCTTGCTTCTTCGGGAATGTTTATTTCACTGACGATTATTTTAAGTTTGATGGTTACGGAAATATTAAGACAGTGAACGAAATTCCTTATGATGATTACAATGAAGAAATTATGGAACGATGGATGGAAGAAAATTTTTAAAGAAAGAAGGCAAATAACATGAAAGATGCACAACTTACACTACTCTATTACATCGATGATAACTATAAGAACAATTTATATAATTTTACAAAAGATTTTCAACTACACAAATTACACGCAACTATTGAAGAATTGATAAAAAATCTATATTCTAGTATCCTAGATTTAGTAGATGATTATCTTGATTTTCAAATTGAATTATAGAAAGGATGTTTAAAATGATTAAATGGGTTGGAACGGATACAAGCAAACTTACTAAATGGAACGAGGAAGCAGAAACATATTTAGAATTATTATCAAAATTGATTGAGCGTGGTTTGGTTCACGATTTTACAGACTTAGAAGGCGACACATTCAACGAGTTACTAAACTACTCTGCTAAATTAAAAGAGTTGAATAAGAATGAAGATTATGAAGCTATTTATCAATTTGATTATGATGCACTACTTGAAAGCCTAACAGATGAACAAATTGAAAGTATTATCAGAAGCAACAAGGGTAACGCATATTACCAACTTTTCGAAAAAGTACAAAATGTTAAAATTAACGGACACACATTAAAAGTATCAGAAAACACTTATCATTGTTTAGCTGCTTATTTAAATCATGTTGAACATTTCTGTTGGCATCACAAAATAGTTTTTATGTCCATAAAACGATAACCCAGCATTCGATTTTATATCTGCCAAACTTGATTTGATTTCATAGCAAGTTATTTCACCATCCGATGTAATTGTCATATAGTCCACAAATTCTTTTTTGTCGGTAACGAATTGTCTTGTTTTTACTCCACCTATCTTTACTTCCCTACAACCATAAGTTCCTAATTTGTTAGTATGTTTAAAGATTAGATATTCTATATGATTTGTAGTTGGTGATTTCATTACTCATCCTCCAACACTTTAAAATCATATCCGCTATCAATGAATTTGTATGTTAAATCTTTTCTAACTCCATTTCCTAGCTTTTGATAGATTACCATTACCTGTTCAACCGTTAACTCCACACCTAAATATTTAGATAATCTTGCTGTCATTGCTTTATGAAATTTATCGTTTTGTTTTTCACGTTTATAAATTTCTACTTTACAACACGGACGACTGAACCACATTAGTACTTTTGCTTTCACATCTCTAGGATTTTGGCAATCATCAAGCAAGAATGAATAGTTAATCTTCGGATGAAAAATAAACTCATTATTACAATTGATGAATGACTTTGGGAAACAATGCATTAAACATTGTAATTCTTCTTTTATTTCTGGATTCATTTAATCACTCCTTACTATCATTTCTTTCCTTAATCGATTCTAGTTTTTGGATACATTCTTTTCGTTCTTCAATTCTTTCGTTTTTAAACGCTTTATCACGCATCTTAGCTTTCTCCCAAAATACCAAAGAGTCTTTTTCTGCATCAATTCTTTCAACTTTTCCGTTGTGAGCATACTTTCTATGTCTAGCCAACTGTCACAATACAGGCAACAGGTTGCGGTCAGTATTTCCATTTAATAACCCCCTTCAAACAGCTATAACTCCAAATAACTCTAATACGCATAGAATTAATATTACGATAACCATAATTAAAAAAATTATGAACGCTGCAAGTTCGCTTTCTTTTCTTATCAATTCCAAAAGCGATACTACAATCAAACTGCCGATAATCTGCGTTAAGATTTTCATTTACCCTCTCCCTTTTCTTTTGCTTCCTTCTCTTTTCTTTCTCTTTTTTCTTCCTCCCACTTCAACTCTTTAATCGCTAGTTCTAAATACTCCCTTGCTTTCATCAAGTCTTCCGTTTCCTTACCTTTGCTAGGCGCACGTAACACGTATTTAATCACGTTACCGATTAAGTAACTTACATGTGAATTTTGATATTTCGGTAGAAAATTCCGCATGACCTCGATTGCTTCAAGTCCACAAACACCTTGATAATGCTGTGGATGTTTAACCGATTCATGTTCTAATCGTGCTTTTGTTAGTGGGTCGTGTAAGTCTGTGCTAGGCATGTGTGTCCTCCTTTAAATCGAAAATACGTTGTAAAACATTATCCCGTTCTTCGATATCCAATCCACCGATAACATCATCCGTAATTGGTGTACTGTAATCTAAGTGATAATTTCCTCCATCATCGAAATATACAACTGCAATTTCGATACGTTCTTCTTCGAGACCGTAATGGTAAATTTCAATCACACTAGCGCCATAACCGTTCGGGAATTTATACACTGTTTGTGGATGTCCGATATATCTACTTAATACGATGTAGTCTTTGAATTTTTCACTACGTGTTAAACTCATCTAATCTTCCTCCCAATACATTTGTTCTAATCCCAAAATATACTTTCCGAAAACTCGCAAGCATTCCACACAGTCATCATAGTTTTTGAAATAACCATATCGTGTGAATTGTGTAGCTGTTTGCTCCGAATGGATAACTAACTCGTTATCTTCTTTTGAAAAATAGTAAACCTTACCATGCAACCCACGTCTTCTTTCTTTGTTGCATTCATCCCTAAAATACAGTACCGCTTTTCGTAAGCAGTCTAATTGTTCTTTTTTACTACCGCTCGCTGTTTGACCTGTGACAGTGCTTGCGTATTCGTGACTACGCAAAATTTTAATCGCTTCTTCTTCGATTTTTTCGTAATCAATAAAGGTTACTTCACGTCTTAGATTTTCGAGAAATTCTTTATATCCTTCTGCGATATTGATATATTCCGAATTCCACAAATTGTTTAATGCACGCCATGTAGCTTTTATAATCACATCTTCAAATTCTTCTCGTTTGATTTTTTCCATTCACTCACACTCCAAATCTACAAATGGATTGATATCTTCATCAATGTCATAAACTTTTGCGCTTGGAAAGTTAGAAATTTCATCAAGTAATGCTTGCATCCTTTGTTTAAATTCTTCGTCCGTGTCG